AGCGTTCGAAAGAATATGTGAGAAAATGGGATTCTCAGATGCCTAAGTGCACTTAAAACCATGATTGCGTTACAAAAAGAGCCGAGAAGCTGTGTTTGTAGCAGACCTGAAGGTAATCCTGAATGTCTTCGTTTGTATCGTGATCCGTCTGGTGCTCTGTATGTCATATTTTTGATTGAATATAGCATAAAAGTCCAAAGGTTTTCGATTCTCTGTGGAGAAGTGGAAGCGTTAAGATATCTTGGGTCGTCCGAGTAATAAGGTCCGATAGTATAGAATGATTTCCATGTTGAATAGATATCATCTATGAGCCAAAAAGGGATGAGTTTATCGAAGATTGAGAAGTCTAGAGAAAATTGGTATGTATATCCGATTGTCTCTTGTTTTAGTCGTTCTAATCCGCCGTTAAATGTTTCATATCCCCATGCTATAAATGAGCCGCTTGATTTGAGGTGGTCAATCAAAGGCCATAGCAACATAATTTCGATGAAGATGAGAGTGCAGCAGACGCCATATACAGCTCGTAGCTTAAATGGGCCAAGTGGATCCGAAAGATAGGATCTAGCGTGCATTCGTGTATCATATAGAGCTTGATCGTTTGTGATTAAGCCGTCCTTGATCTGGTGAACTTTAATACGTTCTTTTTCGAGAATGTAGTTCATGCCGTTGCCTTTGGTGAGCTTGCTGTTTGCGAGTTCGCCGGCTTCAAAGCGCTTTTTGATATGCGTCTTGAATTTTTGATCATTAATGTAGGGTAATTCTGCGGAGCCTGCATTGTTTAAAGGGTAGTTTCTTGTTCCTGCGAAGTGAATAGTTTTAAGTTGTTGACTTGGTCGCGTGAGTGCTTTAATGAAGTCAAGAGTTTCGAGGTAAGAAGGGTCTTTACAATGTGGAAGTCCAATTGAATTGCCTCTGAGTAGATCAGAAATGAGGGCGTCGTTGTTAGAAGGTGCGCGTACTTTTTGAGTTGCAAAATCTTGGGCTTTGTTGTTGCCGTAAATCTTTTGAACTGCTTTGTATGCTATCTTCTCGACTTTTTGATTTGATTCAGGGAGTTGAAATGAATGTTTGGATGTTGGT